TACAAATCTATTTTTAGATTTATGTCCAACCGGTCTATTTGCATCAACCCAGAGTTTGTGAAAATGGTTCATACCATTTGGAGTCGAAACAATGATGAGTTTGGTAGTCAAACCTGCCGAAATGGTTGGATAGGTTGAAGAATAGAATTCTTCTGCAATATGGGATGGTAAGAAGGCGTACTCATCTAACAACAATAGGTTATAAGAGCCACCACGGATCGCTGAAGAAGAAGTTGCGTCACAGACCACTCTAGACCCGTTTTCCAATTTAAAACTCGTCTTGTTCCATTCTACTACTCCTTGTTGCAAGAAATGTGGTAGATTTTCATAGGCTAACTGAAGTTTAGCAAACAACTCATCCTTTGCTGTCTTTAACTTATTGGCAAGAATAGCAACATTTACGCTTTGGTTAAAAGTAACATAATGGCAAATATATCCAATAACCGAAGTAGACTTTCCAGACTGCCGAGGCCATTTTGAGATAACAAACCTATTTTGGTGAATCTGTTTTACAAATTCTTCCTGATAATCATACAACTTGAAAGGCATGATACCTTTATCAAGAGTTTTAACTTTTACATATTTACTACAAAAATATACAGGATCATTAGCACACTTTACATATTCTTCCAGTTGCTCCTTAGTATACTGAATATCAATGCCGGGTGGCTTTAGTTTTGGGTTATTTCTATAACCTTGATTACCGTTGTTTAGACTCATTATTCACAACCTCTGCTTCGATTACTTTATCGGTGCTTCTATCTTTATTTAAGAGGTTCTGAAGATCCTTGGTCGATCCAACAAAAACTGAATTATTTGTTTGTGAAATTTTAGTATTAGATGCGGTAGTATCTTTAGCTTTCTTATGAACATCCAAAACATTATTATTTAAATCTGCCATAGTTTTTAATAGAATGGCAACAACTTCAAATGCTCTTGGGCTATCGGATTCTGTAGCAACTTTCAATGCACTCTCTAATGCTATAGTTCCATTGCCGAGTAAATCTTTTAAATTAGATTGAACAAACTCATAATCTTTTTGAAAATTATTAGTATCAAAAGTGCCACCAGACGATGCTTTAGGTTCTGCCACTATTGCAGTATTAGGAACATCAAACAACTTAACTAAATTTTTATTAATATTCATATTTAAGTTTCAAAAATTACACCACTAGTAGATGTATTAACTGCTGTTGCTGCTTTTACTTCACCAAAAATCCACGCTTTTGCTATAAACTGAAATGATGCAATATTTAATCTTCTACTATTTAGATCACCTTCATATTTTTCAGATAAAGTATTAGTAACCATAACAATTGGAATTTGTACATCTCTTTGTACATCATTCATATCCATAGTTATGGTATGTTCAGGAACAAAATATGGCATAATTTGTTCTACAATTTGCAACATATCATCTGTATGTCTTGTATAGACAAAAAGATTAAAAGATACATTTACTGGAATTTGTGAATTGATTCTGCTACCACTAGACTGGCAAGCACCACCAACATTTGTAAGATTTAAAAGTGGTGTTACACGATTTAAACGCCTTGTGGGATCTGGAACAATGGTATTGATAATATAACTTATGATTGGTAATTGTGTTTCAATACGAGTACCGGGTGTTATTGATGAAGGTTGTAACAAACGTTGAATAAACTTCTCTTGTGGAGAATAGTGAATAGGTACACGAATATTAAATGGGATAGATGTGTCGGGATCGATATGAGCAACTTCAATATTGCTAAACAGTGAACCAAATCCAACTACAAGTTTTCTTAAATTTTGATTGTAAAAATATTCAAACATATTAATCCTTATGGTCTAAGTGGTTCAGAACATCCTATAAATGGATCATTTGGATCAAATCCATAAGTAATTCCTTCATCCAACAAAGTATCATTGATACCAAAAGTAGTACCAAGATTATTTGATAATGGAATGCGTGGAGACCCACATACCCCTATTGTAGTTGTGTATGGACTATTGATTGCTGTATTTGCTGTATCAATCTTTTCATAACTGTATGTAAAGAGTTCTGCAGTTATTTGGTATGAATATAATTTTCCTAATGGGTATAATGGGTTTTCATGTTCTACAAAATTTATTTCAAATAAGGACTTTGATAAAGGAAGATATATTAAATCACCTTCTCTAGGTCTGGTGATAGTAGAATCAATATCTGTAATCTCTTGTTTAAACCGCTTACGTGCAAATAATAAAGTAATCTTATCTTTAATTTCTAATCCAAATTGAGTAATTACATCTGTACCATCAAAACTTTTATAGGATTGAATAAACATCTCTAGGGTATATGCTTGTTTAAATGAAGAAGATGGATCTTCTCCAAAAATCTTATCTATTTCAAAGTATTTACGTGGAACATATATTAAATCTTGACCAATACCTTGAATCAATTCTACAGTGATATCTTCAATGAGAGTTTGTTCTGGTCCATACGAGGTACTGTTGATATAAGGATTAATAGCCATATTAACCAAGCATTGGATCTACAGGTAATTCCTGTGTTTTTAACAACATCGCTTCAATTGAATCAAGTTCACGTATAGCATCTTGCATTATGGCTGGAGCATTTAGTTGTGCTCCACCTGGTAAAGGCATACCTGTATATTTCATCAAATTCTGTGCCCATTGTTTTTTCAATAGTGCTGCATAATGTCTTTGAAAGATACGATCACTCCATATTTTTGGATAATAATCTGCATTAACTTGTACATACGCTTCAACCATCATATAAGAATTTTGTCTAATGGTAGACCATTCACTTTCTAAAAATAAACGATCAGTGGTTTTTGTATAGGTAAATGAGCAAGGATAATTAAATACATCATTAATCATAGAAATATATGTCATTGCTTCCATATACAATCCCATGGGACCCTGTGAATAACCGCTTTGATTAAAATATAAACCAAAGAAATCAAACAAAGTCATCTGATATCTTAAATCAAACATATAATCACCAACAACAGATCCAGGACTATAAACTTTTGTAATTGCCCTGATATCAGATGCAGCTGGCCAAAAGGAGGTTATACCTGTAGTTGAAGAAGTAACTAATTGGGCTCCCACACTATACCCAAAGGTACTAACATCAAAATATTTATTTGCAATAATATTGGCTGTTATTGGTACAACAAATTGTGCACGTTCATTAAAGTCAAAGTGACGTTCGTGCATGTATTCTAATGATTCATCTAAACGATCTTCAGCTTGCTCAGAATCAATATTAATTTGAATTACTGGTGCACCTAGCCGTCTATAGGTAAAATCAATGAATTCTTGTCGAGTTGTAATTGCCATAGAAATATTTATGAATTCTCAACAATTTTATTTATTTTATCAATCAAATTTTCTTTTTCTTCACTTGAACCTATAGTTACCTGAATAAGATGTAACTCCTCCGGATCAATGGCTTCGATCATTTCTTTTCGTAATTTGACTTCTATTGGTTTAAAGTTTGGATCATAATCACTAAATCCAGGCATTTTCATTGGACAATTTAAAACAGGATAATCCAATTTTGAATAGTCATCTGAAGTTTTAATTAACCATGTATGTGGTTTATCTCCACAACCACATCCACCACAGTAACTTTTAGTTGGATCAACTGAACTAGTCTTTAAAAAGACACATGGTGTGTTTATACTGCTTCCACCAAAACAAGATAGAACTCTAAGTTGTTTTGTTTGAATATCGGTTTTTTTGTTGCCAACTCCTCTAGATGCTAGAGAAGCAGCAAACATCATCATTTTTTGAAACATAATCTTATAAAGTTGTATAATTGACAGCCATACCAGCAGGAACAACATACGAAGCAATAAATGGTTTAAACTTTTCTATATCTGAAAGCAATGAACTAGTTACTTTAATATCTATATTGGTAAAATTAGATGTATTAACTACAACATCACTTATTGAAAATCCAAGAAGTGAACATATCAAATATTTGATTGCTGGTGGGGTACCTTTAATATCAAAATAATTTGAATCTGCTTTAACCAAAAATCTTCTTATATTTGGAAGTATTGTACTCAAATGAGATTGAGAAAAATCAGCATTTGGAAAATAAAAATCAGCAAGGGCTTCTAAAAATATAGAATTTATAAACAACGGAACTCTGATATTTTCCCAATTTAGTTGAGCACCATAACCATATTCCTGACTTAACAACCATCTTAAATAATTTTTAATTATTGGAATAATAGCAACATTGGTTGGATTGGCTTCATATTCTTTAATAATCCATTGTGGAAATAAAGATTCTATTGTGAGGTTATCTCCTAACCA